TAGAAAAGGTATTGAGCGTAAGTAATGGAATTGCACCACTTCCTGCTGGTTCATGTCTTGAAGATGTTACAAATAAATGGAGAGAGATTTCAACTGCTTTTAAAAATGGTAAGACTAGTATTGTAAATACTTTAGCACTTAAAAACGTTCCTGCTAGTTTAGATAATACATTAGTTGAGTTTTCTGAGAAGATAAAAACATTCTTTGATAATTCAGATGCTACTTCTGAACAACTTCAAAATCAGATTACAGAGCTTAATAATCAGTTAAGCCAAAGGATTAAATATGCAACTGGTACTTATACTATACCAGATGGTACTCGTAGTTTAGTTGTTCCAACTAATTTAAATTTTGTTCCAAAGACTATTATAGTTAAAATACTTTCTGTAAAAGATGGTTCTAATCCTTCTAAAACTCTTGGTGCTTATCCTTGTATGACTGGTGTAAATCAAAATCTTAGATATAATAATGGTTCATATACTCGCATTATTGGTAGTGCTAGTATTGCAGAAGTTACTGCTGACAGTTTTAAGGTTGAAATTGGTAAAAGTGATTTTAACGCTGGGGTTGAATTTCCTTTTACGTTTTATAGTAGTACTTTTAGATGGTATGCATTAGACATAGAATTTTTAGATAATTAATAAAATGAGGTGATGATATGAATAGAGGAAATAGAATAATTTATAATCAAGATGGAAAAATAATGTTCCAAACAGGTGAAGCAACAGGAGATGTATCAGAGCATGATACAATAACAGAACTACATTACTTAGATATTGAATTTGGTAGTATAGACTATAGTAAACAGTATATAGAGTCTATAAATCCAGTTACAAAAGAACCTGTTTTAAAAAATATAGAGGTTGTATTAACTGATGAACAAAAGAGATTAGAAGCATTAGAAAAAGAGTTGAGTATGTTAAAAGAAGAAAATAAAAATAGAGATAGTGAGATAGTAAACACAGCCTTTGAAGTAGAAAATATAAAATTAAATAATAATTTGTAGGAGGAAATGATATGTATAACTTATTAAAATTAATGATAGAACAAAAGAACTATAGTACAAAGGAAGATTTGCAACATAAGATAGATGTATTTTATACAGTTAACAGGATTACAGAGGAACAGTATTTAGAATTAACAAGTTTATTAAATAAAGAAGAAGTACCAGTAGAACCAATAAAATAGGTTCTTTTTTTATGGTCTTAGATAATTTCTAAGCCCTAATTTTATGTTAAAATAGGAGGTAAGATGAATATAACAATAGTTTTTCTAGCAACAAATATATTTATAAAATTAGTAATATTGTCAATAGCATTTGATACATTACTAGGTTGTCTAAGAGCAATAAAAACGCATCAGTTTAATAGCTCTTTTGGCATAAATGGAGGAATCAGGAAAGTAGCAATGATAGCATGTATATTTTTTCTATCAGTGGTTGATATACTTACAAAGTTTAACTTTTTATTTATGTTACCACAAGATTGGGTTGACTTCTTGAGATTAAATCATCTTGGAATATCTGAATTTTTCTCTATTTTATTCATTTTGTATGAAAGTGTAAGTATATTAAAAAATATGTACTTATGTGGATTACCAGTACCTAAGAGATTAAAAGAGAAAATAGGAACTTTATTAGATGCAATGACAGATGAATTAAATATTAAAGGAGGGAATAAATAATGAAAGTATGTATTACAGTAGGACACAGTATTTTAAAAAGTGGTGCATGCACTTCTGCTGATGGAGTAGTTAATGAGTATCAATATAATAAATCTCTTGCACCAGTATTAGCAGATACATTCAGAAAAGAAGGGCATCAAGTAGATGTAATAATATGCCCCGAAAAGCAGTTTAAAACTAAATTAGAAGAAAAGACTTACAAAATACCTAGAGTTAATACTGGAGGATATGACTTACTCATAGAACTACATTTAAATGCAAGTGATGGTCAAGGTAAAGGCTCAGAGGTGCTATATTATAGTAATAAAGGTCTAGAGTATGCAACTAGAATATGCAAGAAACTAGGTACAGTATTTAAAAATAGAGGTGCTAAATTAGATAAAGGATTATATATTTTAAATGGTTCAAAGCCTACAACAGTATTGATTGAAAGTTTCTTTTGTGACAATAAAGATGATTATGAGAAGGCTAAGAAACTTGGATATGAAGGTATGGCTAAGTTAATTGTAGAAGGTGTATTAAATAAAAATATAAGTAATGAGGGAGTTAAGCAGATGTACAAACATACAATAGTTTATAGCGGAGAGGTTGATAAAATTCCTGCAACTGTGCTTGGTTGGGGCTATAATGATGGAAAAATATTAATATGTGATATAAAAGATTATGTACCAGGTCAAACAGAGAATTTATATGTTGTTGGTGGAGGAGCATGTAGCAAGATAAGTTCTATAACTAAAGAAAAATACACAATGATAAAGGGTAATGATAGGTTTGATACACTTTACAAAGTATTAGATTTTATAAATAGATAGGTTAAAAGTTTATAAAATTCACTTACACTTTGCTTACATTTTATTTACACTTTTAATACAAATATACTTTAAATACACGATATAATTAAGACAGTTAAACTTATGTTAATATTTAGTAAGAATCTTTAAAATAAATATGGCCACAGGTATATCATAACAAATAAATGACGAGAATTAGAGATAGTTAATCATTAGGATAACTGTCTCTTTTTTATTGTCGAATAAATCAGAGAGTGAAGGGATTGAATAGAATGAGAAAACTTGATAATATTAAGAAGGGCACTATAATTTTAGATATAATTCTTAATAGTGCAAATGGGAGAGATGCAATGAAAATTGAAAATATTGAAATTAAAGGTATTGGTGGAATAAAAGAATTAAGTCTGAGGTTTAATAAAGGTCTTAATATAATATGTGGTGCAAATGGCATAGGTAAAACAACAATATTAGAATCAATTGCCCATAATTTTTCATATGCAAATGCATCAATATTAAAAAGAAATAAAAAATATGACTCTGGTACTGTTAAAATGAAGGTAGTACTAGCTGATGAAGGTGGAATTTCTACTTGGTTTGATGATGAATATAAAATTCATGAGTTTAGAGCAAGCAAGTCTGAAATGACTGGTCATCATACTTATTATAGTAAATATTTATTACCATTTAAAACGTATAGGCAAATGGAATATAATCAATTAAATAGTATAAGTGCAGATAAAGAATTAGATGGTCATGATTTAGGAGAAATTTCAATAAAGGGAATTAATCAAGTTGATATAAAAAAATGGCTTATTAATAGATTCCTTTTTTATCAAGTTGAGAACTCTATTTCAGAAGAACAGAAATGTAATTTTGAATTAGCTTTAAAATGTTTTGAAATTTTGGATGGGAAAATTACTTTTTCAAAGATTCTTGCAGATAGTTTAGATATAATGGTTAATACGCCTCAAGGGGAGGTATATTTTGAATACTTATCCTCTGGTTACAAATCATGTTTTTATATTTTATTAGGCATTATAAAAGAAATAGAATACAGGTTTAAGGACCCATATATTAAAGTAGAGGATTTTGAGAGTGTTATATTAATTGATGAATTAGATTTACATTTACATCCAGAATGGCAAGTGAAAATTATAAGTGCTTTAAAAATAGTAGTCCCAAACGCACAAATTATAGCAACAACACACAGTCCTAATATGATACAAACATTATCACCAAATGAAATCATACCATTAATTATGGATGAAAATGGTAATGTATGTAAAAAAGATTTAGAACTAGGTGAATATGGGTTGCAAGGATGGACTATTGAAGAAATATTGACAGATGTTATGGGAATGAAAACAACTTCTTCTGAGTTATATTTAGATACAATGAGAAAGTTTGATAGAGCTATGGATAAAGAGAATATAGATGAAATAAAGAAGTACTATGATATCTTGATGAAAATGTTACATCCAAATAGTACTCTTAGAACAATATTAAAAATACAAGTGGCAGGAATTATAGATTGATAAAAATAAATAGACCAGCAAAGCCTATTGAATTGACAGAAGAAGTTCAAAAACAATTAACAAAAGAATTTAAAAATAACAAAGAAAAAAGCGTATGGAAGAAAAAATATATTACAGATACTCTGTTTAAGATGTCTCATGGTAAGTGTTGCTATTGTGAAATGAAATTAGCAGAAGAAGGTAAATTTATGAATGTAGAACACTATCATCATAAAAATAAGTATAAAGAAGAGGTAGTTGATTGGGATAATTTACTTCCATCATGTGGAAGGTGCAACAATCATAAAAGAGATATAGATACTAAATTAGAGCCAATAATAAATCCTACAATAGATAATCCAAAAGATTACTTAGTAGTATATAATTTTAGATATAAAAGCAAAAATAGAAATAAATTAGGTCAAAACACTATTGATATTTTATGTTTAAATTCAACAATTGAATTGGTTAAACCAAGAATAGAGGTATGTATTGCCATATTTGAAAAGTTAGAACGTATAAGAGTGGATATAAAAGATTATAAGTGCAATTTACCTGTTGGAGTTAAAAGAAGAAATACAATTATAGATAGTATAAAAAGAGTGTTAAGTTTTGCTCAGCCAACAGAAAGTTACAGTGCTATTGTATCCAATGCTATAATGAATGATAGTGATTATAAGTACATAAAAGAAACAATGTTAGAGCTTAATTTATGGAATAATGAATTAGAAGAATTAGAAAGCATAGCAAAAGAAATAATGTTAGATTCAGAATGAAATACATATTAGAATAACTAGATACAATTAAATTTGAGAGTATAAAAAAAGAAGGTGATAAAAATTTCTTTATCATCTTCTTTTTTTATACTTTCTTTCTTTAAGTTTTTTCTTTTTCATATCTTCTAATACATCTAATGCAGTAGTATAAAATTGTATATCATCTCGATAAGGTTTGGCTATACTTAAAGAAGTAGACTGTACATAGGCTAAAAAAATAAGAATACATATTAATTGAATGAGTAAATCTAAATTAGGGCATTTAATTTTTAAGATATTAAATACTAAGTTAGATAAAAATGATTCTACAATATTAGATGAAAGATTGTATAATAATGAAAAAACTATTGCAATTAGAGCTATATACAATGCATTACCAGGATTATTATTTTTTTCTAATTGTCCTCGAATTCTAGTCTGCTCGATTTCTATCTTTCGAATGCTATCTACAGTTTCAATTTCATTATAATGATTATATATTTTTATATAATATTCATGGTATTTTTTTATATTTTTCTTATTTCCTTTAAAACGTTTTTTTAATTTTCTATTTTGATTCCAACTTATCAAATTCATAAAATCCCCCATAAATTCATATATAATATACTTTAATTTATAGCATATTTAAGAACTTATATCAGCAATTTGTCGAACGATTTTAGATAAAAATAGAGCAGGACTACAAGAGAAAAATTTACACAAATTTATTCTGATGATGTGTGGTCTACACTGGATAAGGCTAGAGCGTTTGTAAAAGAAAAATTGTAGAGTTAAAGGTAATAATATGTTAATACAAGAGAAAAGTTTTTATCCAAACAATATTTACCCCCAAATAGATTTTCTCAAAATAAAAAGGCAGTTAAAATCAACATACAAGAATGATTTATCAGATTGTGGAAGTATATGTATAATAGAAAGAAAAGACTATTCTATAAGCATAAATAGCATAGGTGAGATAAATATATATTATGATTCAAGATATGAAAATAAGATACAGAATGTAGTTGATGAGATTGAACAGTTATTCAAGTTTCAAGTTAAGAATTTTAGAGTATCAAAATTTAAGCATTGATGATTAAGAAGGTAGCAACTATTTTAAATTGCTTCCTTTTAAAACGTAGGTATATAAGAAACTAAGTATAGCCATTTATCAAATAGTAATGATAGTATAAAGCCTGAAAGAAATATATCTACATATATACCATAAGAAAGTATTTAGATTCTTTTTCATAAATAATTACAAACTCATATAAGATTTATTTTCTTAATCAGAGCATATCAAGTTCACAAAAAGAAAGTGTGTCTAAAAGATTACAAATATAAATATTTTTGTTTTTTTTTAATATAAACACCATCTATTTGTCCACTTATGCCTTTTCAATGACTAGTTATACAAAATGTATTGAAAATTATGAATATTAATATTATTATGAATATAAGTCGAATCTATATATTAGGAGGTTTTTTATGAATACTTTGTGTGGTGGATGGTCAGATTTTAAAGTAGTAGAAAAAGAAAATTTAGAAATATTTAACGAGGCTATAGGAATGTTAAAAGGTGTTGATTATGAACTCCT